TATAAAATGGTAGAGACAAGCTTGTCAAACTACGCAGATGTGGTAAATAGAATCTCTTCCCTGGAGCATCTCCGGACGAAGGCTCTGGCTATTGCGGGGGTTGTTGGTCTAGTATGTTCAATGGCCTGGGATGTATTAAAAAATCGTTTTAACAGCTAGGAGATATAAATGCCAACACTCGGAACACAGTTAATTAGCACCAGCTATCCACAGCTTCTAAAGACCTTTGGAACTGGTGGCATTGATGGCACGCTTCAGGTTATTACTGATGGCGATGATACGTCTTCAGCTCTTCAGCTATCCACAACTGGCGTATCCAGCACTGGCTCAATGTCAGTTACTGGCACGGCCACGGTTGGAACACTCAAGGTAGGCGCATCTGGTCCAAGGCTGACTGCTGTAAGCTATGGAACATTTGCCTTCTCTGGCGGCACAGTTCAGACGCACGCTGCCAATGACACCACAACTGGAACATTTGCTCTATCATGCCAGCTTGGAGACATTGTGATTGGATCAATCAATAGTTTTGGATCAACTACTGGGGCTGGGGCTTTGTTTGTAACAAGCTTCTTCCCGATAGCAACGGATGTTGTCGAATACAACATAATCGGGAAAGGCTCAACCACAGGAACAATTCCATCCGGCATAATTCACGCAACCGCAATGAGGTTTACAGCTTAATATGGCAACAATCTTTAATCGCCAAGTAACATTTGCAACCAACGGAACAGTCACTGCGGCTGGTCTGCATAACCTTATTGATGATACGGAAATTTATGCTGGCTTAATTTCGACCCAAAATCAGATCGCAAGCGTTGGCAGTTCTGACATGCTATTGATTGCAGATGCTGACGGAACATCTACATCTGCACCAAATATGGTTACAGTTGGAAGCATGTTCAACGATGCGCTGAATAATGGTATTTATACGACTGGTAGTTTTACGAATAGAGTAACGGCTGGAAGTTTTGTTGGGGCCTTGACTGGGAATGTTACAGGTAGCATTACTGCGACAACTGGAACGATTGCTACGCTTAACAGCACCACGGCAACGATTGGAACGCTGAATACAACTGCTGGAACGATTAGCGTAACAGCTGGAACGATTTCAAATCTATCGGCAACAACATCTACATTTCTTGGAACAATCACAGCATCCACAAATATAATCAATGTTGGAAGTGGACAAATTTACAAGAATGCAAGTGGAGGAGTTGGAATCGGAACAACATCCGTAACGTCGAATTATACTCTTGATACTCGAGGCTGGATTAGAGCGCAACATCCATCTGGTGATGCAATTATGGCTGTAGTAGCTGGAAATACAACTGGAATAAGTTCAATTTATCTTGGTGATTCTGCGTCAGATAATCCAGGTTATATAGAATATAACAATACATCCAACCACATTGGAGTAGCAACAAACGGAACAGAACGCTTCCGTGTTGATTCAAGCGGAAACATGTTTATTTCAAAAACATCGGCGGCACAAAATACAGTTGGGATTCAGCTTGAAGCAGATGGCCAAATCTTTTCAACAGTAAGTGGTGATTATTGTCATTTAATGAACAGAACAACCAATGACGGTACTCTTGTTTCATTTAGGCGGGACGGAACAGAATATGGCAGAATTTCAGTAGCTGGAACAACTGTGTCATACGACGGTGGACATCTTGCAAGATTTTCAAGATTGCCAACAGGCCAACGGGATTCATACGTCAAAAAAGGAACTGTTTTATCAAATCTTGATGCAATGTGCGACTGGTACGATGCTGATGGAAATTTATTGCCAAATGAGCAGCTAAATAAAGTAAAGGTATCGGACATTGAAGGCGATCCAAATGTAGCTGGTGTATTTGTCAATTGGGACAATGACGATAAAAGCAATCCATTCGACCTAAACATGGCAATGACTGGAGACATGATTATCCGTATTGCCCAGGGAACAAGTGTGAATCGTGGTGATCTATTGATGTCTGCTGGCGACGGTACAGCCAAGCCTCAAGGTGATGACATTATCCGATCCAAGACTATCGCCAAGGTTACTTCAACCAATGTCACCTGCACCTATGAGGACGGAAGTTATTGCGTCCCTTGCGTACTGATGGCCTGCTAAATGACTCTAACCGAAATCGCCCAATATGCGGGTGAAAAGATCGGAAAGACCGATTCCGATACTTTGACATTCCTTCAAAAGTCAGCCTCGCTGAACTATCGGCGTGTCTGGAACTTTGCGCCTTGGCGTGAAACTGTAACAAATTCAACCTACACACTTGCTACAGGCACTCGCACCGTCAGCCTTGGTTCGTTGGTCGAGAATCCATTGTCTGTCGCTTACGATAATAGCGAGCTACAGCCAATGGATTTGGCCACGATTGTAAGCCAAGACTCAAATTTACTTAACCTTGACACTACAGGCACTCCATCGTTCTATTACTTTAAGGGTAGGAACAGCGGTGGTACGGCTCAAGTTGACATTTATCCTACGCTCCAAACAAGCAGTACGGCAGTTTTACAAGTAATCGAGAAGCTTCAGTGCCTAACAAGAAACAGCTATGCTGTTGACTTTCCTCCGTCCAGCAACTCATTGAACGACGAGCTTCGCTTACCTCACGTCAATCACGTTGTTTTGTCATTGACACACGCAGACGCTCTTGAGCGTGAGAGGCAGTATGGCAAGGCACAAGTTGTTACACAGGCTGCCAATGCCGACCTTGCTGCGATGGCTAATTACGAATTGAGCCAGGTTGGAGGAATGAAGCAAATTACTCCTAATAGCCTTGGCGAGCTTACAATCGAAGAGATCATCTAAATAGCCATGCCGTACTTTGTTGACGCAACGGACGATGTGCTGGCGTTTGACGGCATTCGCAACTTTTCTGGCGGTCAGGCTAGTGGCTTGCAATCCGACCTATTGGCCGAGAACCAGGTTCAAGAACTTTACAATATGACCCTTTCTCCAAAGGGTAATCTTGAAACTCGCATTGGGGCAACAAATTTCTGTACTAATGCAACAACCAATAGCAGTTCAATTGGTGGAATGCGTTACTTTGAGACATACAATTACCAGCAATTATTGACTGTTTCTGGTGGAAGATTTTACAGCATTCCAACCGGAGGAACCGCAACAATACATCCTGCTGATGAAACATGGGGAACTACTGCAAGAACATTTGGATCAGAAGCTCAAATGTGGTCTAATGGATACAGTATTGCGGCAAGCACTCTTGTAAGTTTTGCCCAGTTTAACGGCAAGATGTACATGGCTGATGCCGATGGCGATCTTCACTTTTGGGATGGGGAAAGGGTAACAAGGCAGGGTGGGAAACTTCGTGCAATTACAGTTACAAGCAGTGGCGTTGGATACACAACAGCGACAGCGTTTGTAAATGGTCCGGACTGGGGTGGCACAAGTCCAACCCTAGTTACGCAAGTTGCATCAGGAGTAATTACTGTAACAGTATCCGATGGTGGATCTGGTTATTCTGGCGCACCAACAGTAACTATCATTGGTGACGGTATTGGTGCAACCGCAACTGCAACCGTAAGCCCACCTCCCCAAGACTTAAGGCTTTTGATTAACGCTGAAAATAGATTGATTGGGGCTGGGTCTGGAGAGTTTAGGAATACGCTATATGCATCAGACATTCTTGATGCAAGCGTATGGAGTTCTTCCAATAGCATCGTCGTAAACGGAGACGATGGAGATGAGATAATTTCAATTGTTCCATACTACAAGAATAGAATTATTGTCTTCAAGAAGCGAAGAATATTTCAAATTGATATTCCAGCAAATTCAACATCCGCATCAGACTGGGTTATTTCAATTATTTCAAATAATACTGGATGTGTTGCATCTAATAGTGCTGTTCAGGTTAGCAGTGACATTCTGTTCTTGTCCGACAATGGAATCAGATCGCTTGTTCGTTCGGTTGCAGATGATTTTACATCAGTTGGGATACCTCTTTCGGAGGTTGTTAAAGATGTCATTCAAAGCATTAACACTTCAAAAATCAATATTTCAACAGCAATCTTTTACGACAATAGATACTTTCTGGCCGTACCTACAGGATCGAGCGATTACAATGATACGCTTATTGTTTATAATACAGCTCTTGGTGTGTTTGAAGGAACTTGGAGTCCTCAAGTCATGCAGTTTGCCCTGACAAACTACAATAACGAAGGGTCAAGGGCTATGTTCAAAAAGATTGATGGAGTGATTCAGAAGTATGCTGGATACAAAACTCCGTCTGGAACTACGGCTGAAGACTACAAGGATGGCGGGGTTGCCTATCAGTCTTATGTACGCACAAAGGATTTTAACTTTGGCGATCCATTTTCATTGAAATACGGCAGTCATTTCGAGATCGTATTCGATAACTCTTTCTCAACTGATACAACCGTATTTATCCAGCGCGATACAGACGTGGGCGATGTTTCAGTACAGCCAAACATTGACATTTCGAGCAGCACACTCGTATTGCCATTTGCATTGCCAGCAGTGCTTCCGACAACCGTAAAGAAGAAGTTGGCATCCGATCTACGCAAGTATGAAAAATGGCGGTTGCTAAACATTAAGGTTTCAAGCTCTGGGAATAGGCTGGCTATTCGACAAATTATTGCTGCTGCCAATCCCGACACAATTGAGATACAGGCAAATATATGACGGCTTTGGAATATATTAAGGAAAGTGGTGTTCCAGAGTCCATGTGGCCTAACCTGGCAGACTGGTTTAAATGGTTTGAGAAGCAGGGCATGGTTGGCATTGTGAGGGATGATGATGGCATTGCTGGGGTAGCTCTGGCTAGGTGCATAAAAGATGGGCAAAAGCCTGATCATTATGTGCATAGCGAAGATGGTGAGAATGTCTTTGTTGACTTGACGATCTCCTCAAAGGGTGCTAAATCCTTAAAATGCTTGCTGTTGCTCCTAGCGGAGCGTTTTGGTCCCCGCAAGCGGATCACCTTTAATCGTTCTGGCAAACCAAGGAGTTACGAGTATATGACATTTATGCGAAAGGCTATGGCTTAATATGGGAGGATCACCATCTATTCCAGCACCGCCTCCTCCGCCCAATCCTGTTGACGCGGCAAAGGCGAATGATCTTTATTATAGATCATCCCTTGAAACCTATATTGCCAATCAGCCGGATATTGCAAAACTTGAGCAAGATTTGCGGGAAAAGTATTCCCCTCGCCAGCGCGAGCTGGAACGCCAAATGTCTGCACTTGATTTACAGCGTTCCTCCCAGGCGGCACTTCAGGTTGAGCGTGAACTTGGCCCACAGCGTTCGCTAGAGGCTATGCGTCGCCAGTTTGAAATGTCTCCAAATGCGTTTGCAACACAGCAAGGATTGGGGCAACAAGCAGCACTACAATTTGCTAGACTTTATGGACAATCCCCAATGGGCGCAGTTCCGGCAGGTGTCCAGCAATCACAAGGCGTTGGACAAGTTGATTATCTGGCAAATCTTCCAAGAATAGGGATTGGATAATATGGCAACAACTAATCAAGCTTTAACAAGCAAGTCTCCAGCATCCACCACTACACCACAACCTGCGGCTACGAAAACTGTTAAAGTTGTTTCCCAAATTCCAAAGCTTCCAGAAGCAAAAACATTTACACAAGCTGTTGCGAATTATTCAACTGCTTTAAGTGGAGTTGATCCATTAACAATAAGCTCTCAAGATGTAAGCAAATTAAATGCTATTGCAAAAACAATAAGAGATTTTGACTCAAAGAGTTTAAGTGAAAATGCAAAGGGAATTATACGCAGATCGAGCGATGCGATTGATGCAATTAACGCAATACAAGCTCAAAAAGTAGTAGCGAAAAATGCTGGACTAGCTGCTAAAAATTGGTGGGAAAGAGGTGCGCAAGGACAGGCTGAAAAGGGGAAATCTCAAGTAGAAAGAGATAAGCTTGAAAGACTAAAACTTGAGGCAACGCAAAATAAATCAAAATACATTGAATCACTTTCAAGATTTGGACTTGAAGATATTGCAAGTGGAATTGGAACAAAGAAAAAAGACGTAGAAAATATAAGCAAGGCTGTTGCCGAACTTTCGGCTGGGAAGGTTGTTGGAACTGGCGGGCTGGACAGCAGACTAAACATTCAAGTAAGCGATGCTCAAATTCTCAATGACGTAAATACTGCAAGAAAAAATAATTTCAAAAGTCTTTACGATAATGGGAATGCCGTAATTACGGATCTTCAGAGTCAAATCTCTGTTGGAAAATCATTTTTAGCTGACCTTGGAAAGAATGATTCAAGAAGGGCGGCAGCGCAGAAACAGGTTGATGATTTAAGGAGTCAGCTTGCAACAGCGCAAGCCGATACTCTTAAGGCTAAAAATGCTTACGAAAAATATACGCCACTTTCTGGGACTCAAGCAACTACCGCAATTTCTCAATTTAGGGAAAAACTTCGTCTCCCAGAAGAACGCACATTAGCTCAAATTGATGTAATTGATCCTACGGTTGGTGCTACTGTTCGCGCTCTTTCTACGCAATACAAGACAATGGCCGAGACTCCTCTTGGCCCAACAACTACAGCGCAGACTGAAGACCTTCGCAATCGTATTGAGCAAGAAGCAATCAATCAGCTAAAGCTTGGGTCAACGCTTGGCGAAGAAGAGCGTCGTCAATACGAACAAGCAACAAGGGCTGCACAGACTGCTCGCGGAAATGTCTTTGGCCTTGGACCAGCAGTACAGGAAGCGGCCAATATTGGAGCAGCGGCTGAACAACGTAAGCTTGCACGCTATGGTGCGGCTGCGTCATTCCTTGGCTCCGGTGAGACTACTGGTGCAGCTACAGCCCGCGACCTTGGCTTACGCAACGCTCTTGAGCAATCTCGCTTGGGTGCAGCTCAAGGCTTTGTTGCAAGCGGTCCGACGATGTATAATTTGGCTTCCCAGCGGCTTGGCACACAGCAGAACTTGCTTAACAACTACCTTGCAGCATCTGCACCTCAAGCTACTGGCGGCTTCCAAGCCACGCCTTCAGCCGCTAATCCGTATGCCTACGTCAATCCGAACGCTGGATTTGTTGGTGCGCAGAATGCGGCGAGCATTTATAATACGTTGGCGGACTTACAAGCCAGTCAGTACGGCTCGCAGGTTGGCGCAATTTCTAGGCAGGAAACTGGATCGCAAGCATTTGGCAATATTGCCTCTGGTCTTGGTAATATATTTAGCTTCAGCAAGGGATTTTAACAAACTATAATTGGAGCAATAATATGGCAATGTTTAATTTTAATCTTGATGGGAAAAAAGAAGTAGTAAAACCAATGCGGTCTTATATTGATTTTGACGCAGACGGAAGACCCACGGCGCGAATTTATGTGGATGAGTACGATGCCGCAAAATCTAATCCAGATTTTCAGCCACTAATTGCTGGTGCTGGAAGAAATATGCAGACAGCGCAAGATGCTTTTGCAGATGAAATGACGGAAGCCAAACTTGAAAATGTTGAAAAAAGAATTAAGGCGAAAAGGCAGGAAACAATTAAAGCCGAAACAGAAGCAAGAGAAGCGCAGGCAGAGGGGAATGTGTATACTGGCCCAGACTTTTTGGGTAGTATTGGCGGGCTGCGTAAAACTTTTACAGAGAAGGCAACATCTCGCCAGGAAGAGCTAAGGAAATTGCTTGAAGAACGATCTGGATACATGGGTACTCCAGAAATTTCTGCTCCTATGGATGTTGTGGGATCTGCGCCGATGCAAGAGCAAGCTCCCGCAACTCAGAATGAATATATAAACTTGAGATCTCCGAATGGAAGTGTTCAGAGAATAAAGAAAAGCGCATGGAGTGGTCAGTCAAAAAC